GCCTCCCATCCATGGCTGCCGGCAATATCAAGGGACGGGTGCATGTTTCCGGAAGCGACAGCGACAATCTATTCTATACCAATTCGGACAGCAATGATGACGTTTTCGTTGTCTGCGGCGACGGCAACGTCGGCATCGGCACCGATTCGCCGTCCGAAGCACTATCCGTTATAGGTGATATTTCAGGATCCGGAGATCTTCTTCTAGGCGGCAAGATCGGTCTTGGAAACAAACAGGACGTCACTCCATCAGCTATGTTGCATATTTCGTCTAGCCACACCCAAACCAACCCGCTCGTTCAGATCGAATCGGGAGATAATGGCGAGGACGGCGCCCAGCTTTTGATCAAAGGCAATATGCAACCATCGTCGCAGGCAACTGCCACCCTTATTGAGCTTAACTCTAATATTGACTACCGCGCCCGGGGCATACACCTCACCTGCGACGACGGCAACGAGGAGTGGTTTGCTGGTGTTCCATACCCCGGCGGAAGATATCAGATAGGGTTTGATGGCACCAGCGGGTTGCCGTGGCGAATTAATAGTTCATCATTCGATATACTAGAAAGTGGAGATGTCGGCATCGGCACAACCGGCAGCCCCGCCGCAAAATTTCACGTAATAGATACTGGAGAAATAATGAGGCTTGGTTATGATACAAGCAATTACACCATTTTTAATATGAGTTCGGACGGAACATTGTCTCTGACAACGAATACTGCCAGCGCGGACCTCAACCTCTACCCCGCTCATATATTGAGGCTTGGTACCCAATATACTGATCAGGTAGATATCGGACGTACGGACACAACCAGCGATACTATCATATACGGAGGAACTTCTGGGGCAGAAGTAATGAGGATAGACGGGAGTGCGGATAGTGTCGGCATTGGCACGGCAACACCCAACTCCACCTTTCAAGTTAGTGGCTCGCAGGCCGGAAATTATACAGCCATTACTAATAACATAACGTTAAACGAAACTCACTACACAGTAGATCTTACGACAAATGCTACCAGAACCATAACTCTCCCAGCTGCTAGCGGAATTGTCGGAAGAACATATCACATTTTGAGTACGGGGAACGGCGACGACACCCTCACGATCACCGGCTCCGGCGGTCAGTTTATGGGTTCCAACCAGAGTGAGGGTCCAGAGGATTCAATCGAAATCGAGGGTAGCGCGCAGAGCGTTACGCTGGTGAGTACTGGCACGTATTGGTTTATTTTAACAGATAACAGGCAGCAGGGACACTAGAAATCATAACTATTAGTCATTTCCCCATCTTACGAACTATTTATTTTTGATGAATCATCAGATTTGGAGTTAATTCTATGTCTTCACTATTAGAAGAAGCGATTGTAGACGCTAAAGCCCTTAAGGAAGCTGCACTTAAGAATGCGGAAACAGCCGTGCTAGAGAAGTATTCGGTCGAGGTTAAGGGCGCCCTTTCCACACTTTTAGAGCAGGACGAACTAGGACTTGGTCTGGAAGAATCCGAAGAGGATGGCGCCGACGCTACCTTTACTGAAGACGTTCCCTACGCATTTCAAAACGAAGAACTCGAAGGCGCAGCCACCGAAGAACTGATCGAGATCGACTTCGATGCGCTTAAGGAGCGCATCGATGCAGAAGGATCTGAATTGACCCCAGCAGACTTGATACCTGCGACTGAAGCTGCAATGGACCTTGCTGAGGTCGCTGTGTCAGTGAATCCCGACGACGATGCCGCCACCGTGGAAGATCCAAACGAACCCGGTCCCATCGACGCTGCCGACTTGCGCGGAGATGCCAAAACAGAATTAGAAGAAGACGAAGAAATCCACCTCACCGAAGAAATGTTATCCTCTTTGGTTGAAGAGCTAGTGGTAGACATGGTCGCGCGCCCTCAAGGCTGGTCCGCCGAGGGTTCTGCTTATAATAGCGTCGTTCAAGCTAACGACGAGGCTATGGAGGAAGCAGCCGCCGCCCATCTCGACGAAGAAGAGATCGAAGAGACCGTACATACAGCCCCCGATGTGGTATCGGATGCCGGGCTTTATGAATCTAAGATCTCTGACCTTAATGAATCAACAAGAGAGCTTCGTGCTCTTTTAATTGAATCCAAGGATCAACTCACAAGGTTGAACTTGGAAAACGCCAAACTTGTTTATCAAAACAAGGCACTAAGCAGCGCCTCCCTGAATGAGCGACAAAAAATTAATATTGTCGAAGCTGTTCAATCTGCCAATTCTGTTGAAGAAGCAAATATAATTTTTGAAACAATTCAAAACGCAGTGGGGTCCACTCCTGATCAGAGAACACGACCACAAACACTTCGTGAAGCAGTTACAAGACCTACTTCGCTTTTACTCAACTCTAAGAAAAACAACGAGGCAACAGTCGATCCAAAGATGGATCGAATGCTGCATTTAGCAGGTTTAACAAAACAATAATAATACTAGGAGGTTATATTAATGTCTATTGTACAGAAATTGACCGAAGGTATCGTTAATCGCGACCTTTCTGCGGAAGGCTCTGCTCTCATTTCTAAGTGGGAGAACACAGGTCTTCTTGAGGGTCTCGGTGATGATACGGTTCGGAACGGTATGGCCCGTTTGCTTGAGAATCAGGCAAAAGAGCTACTCCGTGAGTCTTCGTCCATGTCGGGCGGAGACGTTGAGGGTTTTGCGGCTGTCGCATTCCCCCTCGTTCGCCGTGTATTCGGCAACCTGATCGCCAACGAACTCGTTAGCGTTCAACCGATGAGTCTACCCAGTGGTCTCATCTTCTTCCTGGACTTCACCACATCTACAAGTGGTCCAGGTCTCCCCCGAGTCGGTTACGGCTTGTCGGGCGAGGAGCAGTCGCTCTATGGTGGCGGACGAATCGGTTCGCAACTCACCGGCGGTGTGCTGCTCACAGGGCAGAACGCAGAAGCTGGCCCGTACGCACTCAATAACGGTTACACGTCTCCGACCAGTTCGGCTGCCGTGTCACTGACAATTGTTGCTTCGGGTACTGTGGGTGTTCCGTCTTCTTGGACCGGCGCCGCAGGTACTAATCGTACTGCTGCACAGTCTGCAGCTGATGGCGATCGCCTCGTTGACTTCGATCCGGATCTGTCCGGCTCGTATGTTGCTGTCGCGCAGTGTGCTGCGTCTGATATTTCACCGAGCACTGATCAGTGGAATGCTGAGGACTTTGTTACCATTACTTTGTGGGACGGCGCCATCGGCACCGCCCCCCTGTCGAGCGCTCGCCAGGTGCGTCGCCTGACCCGGGCTGATTTCCGTGATTCGGATCAGATCCTTTTTGTGATGGATACAAGCACAACCGGCTCTAACAACGCGTCTTCAATCGCTCTTGCAGCGTGCGACACCGCGTCGTTCACAATCACAGACAACTTTGACAATGCCGGCGCGCTCGGCTCAGTCATTGGTGCTGATATGTGGGGCTTGGAGAATGAGGCTAACATCCCCGAGATCGACATCAAGGTCGACTCTGTGGCTGTTACAGCTATCACCAAGAAGCTCAAGGCTAAGTGGACTCCGGAGTTAGGACAAGATCTTAACGCCTACCACAACCTTGACGCAGAGGTTGAGCTTACACAGATCCTCTCGGAGCAGATCGCTCTTGAGATCGATCGCGAGATCCTTGAGGACCTCGTCCGCGGTGCCACAGCTGGTACCCGCTTTTGGTCCCGCGCTCCAGGTCGTTTCCTGAACCGCGAGACCGGTGCCGAAATCGGCGCCAGTGGTACTCCTGACTTCACAGGTAATGTGAGTGAGTGGTACGAGACTCTCGTTGAGACTATCAACGATGTCTCTGCACAGATCCACCGCAAGACACTCCGCGGTGCTGCCAACTTTGTCGTTTGTTCGCCTGAAGTTGCCAACATCCTTGAGTTCACTGCTGGCTTCCGTGCCAATGTGACTGCTGATAGTGACCGCGGCGACGCGGGTGCTATTAAGGTTGGTTCGCTTTCGAAGAAGTTCGACATTATGGTCGATCCTTACTTCCCGCGTCAGCTTGTCCTTGTTGGACGACGTGGAAGTAGCTTCCTTGAGAGTGGCTATGTGTACGCACCTTATGTGCCGCTGCAGACCACCCCGACGATCTTCGGTGTTGAAGACTTCGTGCCTCGCAAGGGCGTGATGACTCGATATGCCAAGAAGATGGTTCGTCCTGATATGTACGGATTGGTTGTCGTTCGCGACTTAGTCTAGACATACTTGACGTAAGGTCAAAATAGTGAAAGCCCCGTCTCTTTTGAGGCGGGGCTTTCTATTTAGTACTAGATTATAAGAGAGACATCCATGGCAATTCCAAATTTAAATCCGCGATCAACAACTAATTCGAATGTTTTAACAGCAACCGGCTCTGCATCCATGGTGGCAGTAACCCTCCCGTTCGGTATATATGCCGGCTCCGATGCTTTCCTCTCTGGCGCATCCGACCAAGTGGCATATACCTATAAGAAGCTTGGCGGAGATGTGCTGGATATTGAATTGGCCGAGGGTAGTGTTTATGCTGCTTATGAGGAAGCTGTTTTAGAATATTCTTATATCGTTAACATTCATCAGAGTAAGAATTCGTTATCTAATTTGCTGGGAGCGCAGACTGCATCCTTTGACCAGGACGGTCAAATTGTTAGTGGAGACGATCTTGAAGGAATAAATGTTAGTCTTAAATATCCGCGGTTCGATTATGGATTCGCTCGCCGCGTTTCGGAAAGAACTATCACCGAGGTCGGTCTTGGAGGCACACTGCCAATTTATTCAGCATCTGTAGACCGCGTGGCTCAACAACAAGATTATGATCTGCAGACCCTCCTCTCAGCCTCTTCGGCTTTAACTCCGTCACTTCCTTATTATGATCAAATCAAGGATAAAAGAGTAATAATCCGAAAAGTATTTTTTAAAACCCCACGCGCCATGTGGCGATTTTATGGTTATTACGGTGGATTTTCTGTTGTCGGCAACATGAGGACGTATGGACAATATGCTGATGACTCTACCTTTGAAATTGTCCCGACATGGCAAAACAAACTTCAAGCTATGGCATATGAAGATGCTTTATGGACTCGAATTTCACACTATTCGTATGAACTAAAAGATAATAATTTAAGAATCTTTCCTCGCCCAGACAGTACAAGCCCTGAAAAGATTTGGGTTGAGTTTACAATCGATCAGCAGTATGCGCCCTGGGAAGAAGGCGTAGGACAGCCAAAATCCGGTATCGATGGCATCAATAATATGAATACGTTGCCGTTTCAGAATATTCCGTATGAAAATATTAATGCAATTGGTAAACAATGGATCCGCCGCTTCGCGTTAGCTCTGACAAAGGAGATTTTAGGACAAGTTCGTGGTAAATTTGCCACCGTCCCCATCCCCGGAGAAAGTGTAACCCTAAACGCATCAGATTTGCTTTCGCAAGCAAAATCCGAACAAGATGCCCTACGAGAAGAATTGAAGTCCACCCTAGACGAGCTTACATACGCCGAGATGGCCTCTGTTGACGCCACTTTGCAGGATTCCACCAAGAAGGTTGTGGAAAATATCCCTGCCGGCATCTTTGTGGGCTAAGGGAAATAGTCAATGGCTCGAAGCAAGAAATCGCAGGCTCAAATTGAAGATAAAGCGCGCAAAGATCGCTTTGATTACGTCGGTAACAAGGGCGTAGAAGAGAAACTTCAAGAAATAGAGATTATGCCATCATCGTTGGAGACAATTGATGGCGCGATGCTTCAGTTTATTGATGAAGACCTAAATTTATCAGTCACCACCAATGATGGGTTCAAGAAGGTTCCCGTTTTGTGGGTCACAGCCGAGCGCGCTTATCAAATCAAGCATAATAAGGACTTGAGAGACAATTCAGAGCTTTTAGTGTTGCCCCTTATCTCTATTAACCGTGCTTCTGTGAATAAAGACCCGACTCGAAAAGGTACAGTATATGCAAACCTGTACCCCGAGCCCGATGCTAAAGGGGGCACCATTACGGTTGCGTGTCAGATCAACCAGAAGAAGACAGCAGAATTTCAGAATGCTTATGCAAAAAGAAAATATGGTCCTGATAAAAATGTTAGCGGGAAGATGGCGAATTCTAACAAGCGGAACATGTCTACTCAAAGGACCGTATATGAGACCATCACGATCCCTATCCCAACATGGGTAACAGTAAATTATGAGATAACAGTTCGTACAGAATACCAACAACAACTCAATGAGCTTATTCGTCCCTTCATAACGATCCCAGGTAATTCTCGGATGCCAAAGAGGATTAGTTACGAGAATCATTATTATGAAGTTTTCATCGATGGTAATTTTGGCAATACTTCGAACAAAGCCTCTTTAGGGATGGACCGTCGAAATTATGAAAATACAATAAATATTGAAGTACTCGGCTATCTTATAGGAGAGGGCGAAAACCAGGAAAAACCGGTCATTGTCCGACGTGAAAACGCGGTCGAGTTTAAACTTTCGCGAGAAAAGGTAATTTTTGGAGATATCCCGGAGAATATTAAAGGCGGATTTTATAGAGATTAGTTTCTATTAGGATCAACCAATACTATTTAATAACGATATCCCAGGTTTAGGAGATAAAACGAATGTCAGTAAAAAATTATAGATTTGTATCACCCGGAGTTTTTGTCAACGAAATTGATAATTCTCAAATGCCAGCCTCTCCAGCAGGAATAGGACCGGTTGTTATAGGTCGTGCAGAAAAAGGACCAGCCTTGCGTCCCACTACGGTTAACTCATTTTCCGAGTTTGTCAATGTATTTGGTGCTCCAATTCCCGGAGCCCTCAATGGAGATGTTTGGCGCCTAGGCGCGAATGTTTCCGCTCCTACATATGGAGCCTATGCTGCACAAGCTTATCTTCGTAATAGTTCTCCCTTAACCTATATTCGTCTTCTTGGAAATGAAGACTCGTCCGCCGCAGCCGCTGGTAAAGCCGGCTGGAGCGGCGGTGACGATGGTAAGGCGTGGGGACTTGTGGTGTTTGAATCTGCAGGAGCACTCTCTCTTACTGGCGCGCTTGCTGCTGTATTCTATACCACGGATGCTTCCACTTACCTTCAGCTGTCTGGCACCTTGGTTACGACAGCCGGTGTAAGTGTTAGCGGTTCGGATGTTGCTACTACGGGTTCTAACGTGGTCGTCGTTGACAACGGAAATCCGTATGAGTTCAAGATGATTGTCAACAATGCCAACTCGGCGGGAACTAATAAGACCACTAGTTTCAACTTTAGTGTAAATGACTCAAAGTATATTCGAAAGGTGTTTAATACAACCCCCCAGCGTACTAATAGTACGATTATGACGTCGACTGATAACTATTTCTTGGGAGAGACGTTTGATCGCCACTTAAAGGCGAATATCACAGATCCTGGCGGCAGCACATACGCTGCGATCGTCAATCTTGCCAACTCTGGCAATGATGCCGATAATTTTAGGAGCCCTGTCCAAAGCGCTCAGTCCCCGGCTATTATTGGTTGCGATGTTCTTCAACGCGCTGCGGCATCAAACTCTTTTAGTGTTCTCGATATGCCCACTCTGTTCACAGTTCACGCTCTTAACCAGCCCGGAGACTGGACCAATAGAAACCTTAAGGTCTCTATCCAGGATATTAAGATATCCACCAATGAATCAAGCGATTATGGTTCATTCTCTCTGGTGGTTCGCAAGCTCGACGATTCAGACAATGTGGTTAAGGTAGTTGAACAGTTCAACGATCTATCCCTGAACCCAGAGTCATTAAACTACATCGCCCGCAAAGTTGGTGATAAGTACACTACATGGAATTCAACAGAGCGTCGCTACATCCAACAGGGTGACTATAACAATGTTTCCCAGTACATCCGCGTGGCCGTTAATGAAGATACGGTTGGTGAAAATGCTAGTTTGCTTCCCTTTGGCTTTAGGGGGATTGTGAAGTATGAGGACGATACCGTCCTTGCATCTACTTCTGCTGGAAACTGGGTCACCGGTTCAGCCCTCCACGTAGAAGCCCGTCCCGTGAGCATCGCGGGCGCCGCTGAAATCACCGATGGTGTTTTTGTTGTCGCGGGATCACAACTCAGTGCTTCAGTACTTTATCCCGCACCCGAACTGCGCGTCAGCGCTGCATCCGGTAACCTTAATAACGCGACCGATGCATACTTTGGGTTCCAGGCTAGCCGCACCGCCGGCGGAACCGTCTTTGACCAGTCTAATATCGATTTGCTCCGCCCCCGCGGACAAATGGTTGGCGACATGTTCGCCGGCGCCTCTACTGGAGTCAGGGAACTCTCGATGTATTTCACTCTGGATGACATCAGTGGTTCCGCGGGTACTTGGGTCTCTGGTTCGCATGCCGATGGCACCGCCTTGGTGAATGTTAACGGTGCTGTTTCTGGCGTCCTCGACGCTGGCTTCGACCGCTTTACGGTACCCCTCTACGGTGGTTTCGATGGCTTAGATATTACCGAGCTTGATCCCTTCCGTAATAGTCAGTGGGATGGCACTACGCCTACCGACACGACGAGCTACACCTTTAACTCGATTCGACAGTCTATCGACTCTACAGCAGATCCCGAGGTGGTTGAGATGAATCTCGCATCCATCCCGGGCATTAAGCAGAGTGGTCTTACGAACCAGTTGATTAATGTGTGCGAAGACCGCGCAGATGCTCTGGCAGTTGTTGATCTTGAGGGTGGCTTCAAACCCCGCGCTGAAGGCACCGCAATTGCACGTAATAACACCGCTAGCGAAATTAGCAGTGTGATTAACAGCTTGCGCTCCCGGGCACTGAATAGTTCTTACGCTTGTACTTTCTTCCCATGGATCCGCGGAAGAGATACCATCAACGGCTCCATGGTCTGGTTGCCCCCTTCTGTTGCAGCTTTGGGAACATTCTCAAGTTCGCAGAAGAAGACACAGGTCTGGTTCGCGCCGGCTGGTTTCAACCGAGGCGGACTCACCGAGGGTGCTGCTGGTATTCCTATTACGGATGTTTCGCATCATCTGCGCCGCGTCGATCGGGATAATCTGTATGCAGCCAATATTAACCCCATTGCTAAGTTCCCCGCAGAAGGGATTGTAATCTTCGGTCAGAAGACCCTTCAGATTACACCATCAGCATTGGATCGCATTAACGTCCGACGTCTTATGATCTTTGTTAAGAAGCGCATTTCGCAAGTTGCATCGCGCCTTCTCTTCGATCCTAACGTACAGACAACCTGGAATCGGTTTATCTCTGCAGTTACACCGATTCTTGCTGACATTAAGACAAACTTCGGTCTCTCTGATTACAAGCTTGTTCTTGATGACACAACGACAACCCCGGATTTGGTTGATAGAAACATAATGTATGCGCGTATATTCCTGAAGCCCACACGAGCTATTGAATTTATTGCAATTGATTTTAATATCACGAGAACAGGAGCGTCATTTGACGATTAATAAAGTGGGAGGTTTTTACCTCCCACACTATTTAACTTTAGAACTTATAAGGAGTATATAAACAATGCCATTCTGGACAAGCGCTTTATCAGAACCAAAACGCGCACATAGATTTATCTTAGACATCCCGGGGCTTGTAAGTCCCAGCAGCGAGTTCACGTACGCTAAATATCTTGCCAAGTCGGTCACGAAGCCAGCTTATACGGTGGGCGAAGCTCCCCATAAGTTTTTGGGAAATACCTATTACTATCCCGGCTCTGTTGAATGGCAAACCGTCAACGCTGTGATCGTTAACGCCATCAACCCTGACGGCAATGCTCTCCTTATGAACGCCCTTACTGACATGGGCTACCTGCGACCGGATCGCCAGGAAGACGTCATTAACAGTAATCAGGCACCCGGCACAGTTAATAAGAAAGACGCACTCACCGCTCTTGGTCTCGTGAACATTCAGGAACTCAATGGCGAAGGTGGCAATGTTGGTGAATGGCAATTGATTAATGCATTTATAACTAATGCAACTTTTGGTGATTTAAACTACGACAATGATACAGAATTACTTAATGTTTCGGTCACAATGCGGTATGATTATGCCATATACACACCCGGACCTGCGATTTCATTTTCTGCCGATCCGTGATAAGAAAGAAGGTAATTAATGGCTCGCAAAAAGAATTCAGAGCGACTTACACCACCACGCCCCGAGGATAACAGCCCCCCACCGCCCACCATGACTACGGGTGGAGATATTTTTTCATTTGTAACACCAACAGAATTTGTTGATCTCCCCAGTAAAGGTAGATTTTATACAGAAGACAGTCCCCTGGCAGGTGTAGAGTCTGTGGAACTCCGTCACATGACGGCAAAAGAAGAAGACATTTTAACAAGTGAAGCATTGCTGAAAAAGGGCATCGCCTTAGATAGAATGCTCCAGGCGCTCTTGGTTGATCAGGGATTAAATCTGGATGACTTCTTAATTGGAGATAAAAACGCGCTCGTCATCGGCGCTCGCATCACAGGGTTTGGTGCTGATTATGCTACGAGTTTGACTTGCCCCAACTGCAATGAGGTAAACAACACAACATTTGATCTGCATGCGTTAAGCCTCCATTGTGCAGACTCAATCCCCGAAGACATCGAGGTAACTCCCGGGGGCACATTCAAATTTAAACTTCCCACGACTGCCGTAGTCTTAGAAGTGCGACTTTTAACTGCTGGCACCGAGAAGCAATTGTCTGCCGCTGCAGAAAGAAAGAAGAAAATGAATCTTCCTGATAGTCGCAGCACCGATCTACTGAAAGCTGTCATTGTTTCAGTGAATGGTGTAGTAGATCCTGGCATGGTGGCACAGTTTGTAGATCTTATGCCATCAATGGATTCACGTTTCCTACGTCGCATTTACGAGAAGATCAAGCCCGACGTCGACCTCAATCACGAGTTTACCTGCGATCGCTGCTCCTACGCCGGGAAGGTGGTAATGCCGCTCACGGCAGACTTTTTTTGGCCTAGCGACTAGTTACCAAGCTTCGGTATACGAAGAACTCTTTATTCTCAAGCATCATGGCGGCTGGTCATTTTTCGAGGCATATAACTTGCCTATTCAGCTGCGACATTGGTTTGTAGAAAGACTAATTAAAGAGTACGAAGAAGAAAATAAACAATTAGAAGAAGCGATGAAGGGTTGAACCGACGCCTTTTTGCGCCAGCGACTATTTATTTAATGAGGGCTCATAAATGACAAAAAAGAAGATTCATCTGAACTTGAATATGAAGAATAATGCGATTCTCACAGAGGACGTTTATAGCGATTTTTCAAATGATGTATATTTTTTAATGCAAAGTTTGTATAGCGGGCGCGCCCCAAGCTTAAACGTTTCAATGGGCGGCAATCCTTCACAAATAACTTCTTTTTTTACCGCCCTCCAACGTGAAAAGCGTTATATGGACTCTTTTGTAAAGCATGGTCTCAATGATGCACAGACACTAAACTCAAAATACCAGCTCGATGATGCCGTAAGAAAATTCGAATTCGAAACCGGCATCCGCTGGCCATTTGCCAACTAGGGGGGTTTATAAATGGCGTCCGAGGTACAACTCCTACAAGCAATTTTAGAAGAATTACAGCGCGCCCAATCTCCTGGAGGTAAAAAGTCAGGGGATAAGGAATCCGGAAAACCCTCAACCGGTACGGCGCAATCCTCCGGCGAAGAAAAAGAGGCTTTGGAGCAAACCACCAAAGCTGCGTCGGATTTGGGCACGGAGCTTGAGAACCAGAAGCTTCGCCAGGATGCCTATGCCAATTCAGCGCGTATCGCCACTGACGCTTTGGACGAACAGAAAAAGGCTATGGACTTCCTTAAGCAGGAACTTAAAGAGATTGATGTAATCTATAACGATTTAACTGAAAGTACATCAAAAGCATTTGCCAAAGAACTTAAGGAACAACAAATCATTGTCAAGCATGCGGAGCTTGAGCTGGCACAACTGACCCACACGCTGCGCGAACAAGGTGCGACAGACAAAGAAGTCGCCGATGGCACCGAGCACCTTCGCAAAAAGTTGATTGAAGCAGAACACCAATTCAAACTAAATACCAAAGCCCTCGAGGGTGAAAAAGGACTGACTGAACAGCTTGAGCGCCTCGGACAAACGACGTTCGGCTTGGGTCTGAAGAACGGCAGCGCGATAGAAACCGTGATGAATTTGAAAAAGCAATTCCTCACGATGAAGGGAACAGCCACAGGTCCCGGCGGCTTATCAAGAGCAATGGGGAAGGTTTCTAAATCTCTCGGGCGCGCTGGTTTCTTAAAGGTCGCCGAGTTGGCAATTGGTGGCACAATGAAGCTCATCACCGCACAAGATGAAGCCATCTCTTCTTTCCGCAAAGCAACAGGAGCCAGCACAAAGTATAATCTAGAGATTGCTCAGACTGAACGTCGTAATTTCCTCGCCGGGGTATCAGCCGCCGACGCCGGCAAAGCTTTCCAGGCTCTCTATTCCAGTTTCTCTCAGTTTACAGAGCTAAGCAGCGCCAGCCGACAGATGCTGGTCGACACAGCAGTCCTGTACGAGAAGCTAGGTGTTTCCGCCGGTACTGCTGGGAAGATCTTTGATCAACTATCCCGTTCTCTTGGGCAAGGACCGAGATCTATTCAAGCCACGATGTTGCGGATTGGTGGTGCCGCAGCCTCTCTCGAAGTTCCCATGGACAAGATGGCCTCCGACTTTGAAGGCGCCTTTGCAGAACTCAGTAAGTACGGCGAGCAGGCAATAGATGTCTTTGAAGACTTAGCCAAGCAAGCAAAAGCAACAGGTATTGCCGTCGGCAAGCTTATGTCAATAACCAAACAATTCGATACATTCGAGGGTGCCGCAACCTCTGTTGGCAAGTTGAATGCAATCTTGGGTGGTCCATACCTCAACTCAATTGACATGCTGAACGCCAAGGAAGGTGAACGGCTGCAGATGATCCGCGATACTGTCGACGCCTCAGGCATGCAATTTGATGCAATGAATCGATTTGAAAAACAAGCAATTGCCTCTGCACTTGGTATGAGTGTCGACGAGGCATCCAGAATCATGAAGATGTCGACAGCTGAATATGAGTTGCAGGCACAGACTCAAAAGGAAGTAGAAGAGCAGGCACGTTCTACCCAAAAGATGGTGGATCAATTAAAATCCGCTTTCGCTGTACTTGCCAAAGATCTTCGTCCGTTTGTTGAACAGACTCTGGTACCGATGATTAAAGTATTTGCTACCTTTGCCGGTTGGCTCGGGAAAGCAATCAATATGCTTCCTCATTTTGCCACTGCTGGGCTCATGGCGGCAGGCGTAGCGGCTATGATTGCTGCTCCGTTTACGGGCGGCGCTAGCATCGCGATGTGGGCAGGCATTGCCGGCACCCTCGGCGCTGCAACTTTTGGCCTCGCTAGCGCCGGGACTAAAAAAGTTAATGACGTTATAATCACCTCTAGTGGGCAGGTGATAGAGCCTAGCGAACAAGATTTTATTGTTGCAGCCGAACCCGGAGGTCCCCTCTTTGGAGACTTCACCTCGTCTCCTAGGTCCCCACAGTTAGAAGCCTTCACCTCGTCCCCTAGGTCCCCACAGTTAGGAGCCTCAATCCCTTCCCGGGCACGAGGTGATGCCTCAGGTGGGGCAAATAACGCCGAGACTAATCAACTTTTAGCTGAGTTGCTCGAAGCAACCAAAGCTGGGAAGAATGTAAACGTTGAATTATCTGCCGGAACTCAATTCGCGACACAAGTGACACAAAACGGACTTCAGAATGGCGGAGGTCCCAGCCCCTACTATAAGAATAGTCTGGCTTAAGGAGTATAGGAAGTCATGAGCACCAATATTCCCGGAACCACCAACGCATATCCAGCATTGCGAACAAATGAGTTCTTTACAATATCAATCCAGCACATCCCCACCGGTGAGATGGTGGAGTTTGAAGGTTGGGTGACTACATTTTCGGATAACTACACTTCACAATGGAATGAGACTCAGGTATATGGTAGAATGGACCCCCTTTCTACTTTTCAGGGAACACGACGAAGCATTACGTTGGGATTCGACGTTGTTAACGATTCTTTAGAGCACGGACAGGAGAACTTGCAAAAGATTGCCAAATTTATGAAATTCTTATATCCTGTATATAGTAACAAAACCCCATCGATCCAGAACGTGCTCCAGGGCGCCCCACTTTTGTCAATTAAGTGGACGAATTTGATTTCTAATGCAAACGGTGACCGCCTCGTTGGCTATATTAATGGCGGTCTGTCATATCAGCCCGACATGGGTGAGGGTGGGTTTATGACACCGTCGATACCTGAAAAAGCTCATCTCAATGTGGAACAGTTGGGGCTAGGCATAAGGAATTATATTCCAAAAAAAGTAAGTTTGAATTTTAGTTTTACCGTTTTGCATACACACTTGGTAGGCTGGGCACCCAGTTTTACACCTACCGCGACCCTGAGAGCGATGGGATTCAATTCATCATTTGTTTTTGGAGGCAAAAAGGAGATTCAAAACAGTTTCCCCTTTGTGCATTCTACCCCCTCCCCGCCCGCAGCTCCACCTGGCGAGCCTGCCAATGTGGGAACCACGGTGGACGACACCCGGTCTCCCGAACAGCGAGCTATTGATGAAGGGATCGCGTCGCTGCCAGAGCTTACTGCGGAACAAAGAGAAGAAGAAACGAGGGCTCTCGCCCGCGCTGCGGATAATCAGGCGGATGCTTCATCGATGACCGGGAGGGTTCAATTCGGTGCCACTCCTCCGCCGACACAGGACCAAATAGAAAGATCATACTCCGGTGAGGACGGCGAGATCATCGACGAGTAATAGGAACTACAACACATGGGAAATAGATACGACAACCGCATAATCTTTAAAAACGAAGACGAATCTTACCGGGATATCTTGGAAGAGCGTGGAGTTCCCTTTATCCGATATTATGGAACATCCAGAATGTTGGTCCCCAATGCACGCCAGCGCAGCGACTTAACAAGAATCCGCCATATATGGTCAGTAGGGGATAGGTTTTATAAGTTGGCAATTCGCTATTATGACGACCCCCAGTATTGGTGGGTGATTGCGTTATACAACCAACTTCCAACCGAAGCCAGCGTACGTATTGGCGATGTGGTTATTATACCACTTCCCCTTAACAACGTCCTTCGCGTCACCAAGAGTTAAAAAGATGGGTTTGTACAATGAGCTCTAACACCTACAACCTTTTCGAAGCTATAGAGAACTGGCATGGCGTAGTTGAGATCCTGACAAAGGAACTGATATTTAAAGATATTATAAATATATTTAATGATGCTCATGAAGATCGGGATCTCAATGATGACTTAAATAACATTGACACCAACAAGGAGGTCCTTCAAGAGCTGACGAAGGTACCCGTTTTCTTTCCAGATTCTAAAGGAACCGGCGAGGAGCAGTTCTACGTTTTTAAAGATGGACCAGCGATTCAAGCTGCCGCAAAACTGCACAAAGGGTTTTATGCAGAGAATAGCGCCAAGTTCCAAAACGCGATAAAAAAGCTCGACGATCGCCAGATACTTAATTTGAAATACGCGATCGAGTCCGAAGGGATCGAGAGCCTCACCAAGCTAGAATATGTAAAAGATATTCAATTATTGGCAATTGCATATCGAAACAGTTTGGCAGGATCCTCGGGTCAGTTGCGACCAATTGATCTCAAGCGCGTCATCGGCGACGATGAATCCAATCCTGTAGTGCTGAGGCTCGTCAGCGAGAACAGGGAAGTTCTCATCGCCACGGGCCCCCTCGTCGTTCCTCTCTTTGAAGCTGTAGTCGGTGTCGACTACTCGAAAGTTCTTATCTTCAGAGGCAACGCGCTCGCTCCGAAACAGCACGACGTATATAAGGCTTTGTCTGATATGCATGTGGCGACATTTAAGAACCACCCTAGATATGAAGAATTATACCAAGAAGTGCTTAACACGCTCGCCAAGAATCTCAAGGGGCTGCAGGTAGAGAGCGAGGTCTTAGACGCCATCTCACCCTCATCGGCTGGATATGGCATTATGGACAAAGCTGCCGAGATCAGCGAACTAAAAAAGATCAAGATCAATCCCTTTGATTATCAATGTTTCTTAATGGAAAACATAGATACCCTATCAGCCTATCAAGAAAGAAACGCAGATTACCAGCACATCGTGCCCCTCTCCGGCGACCCGGGTACCACTATCTCTAAAATACAGCACGGTGCTAAAACATCTGCCGTTAGGCAGTTATTAAATTTGTCCCCGCATGTTCAGGCGCTGCTGGTTCCACATATTAAAATTTATCGAGTCGATTATGATAAAACAAATCCAACTCGTATCATAAGGCAACAGGAGTTGGAGATTCCCAACTTCATAGATCCAGAGGAAATTTCTGGAATGTTGCGATCAGGCGGAGGTCGCTTCTCTGGGTACGGATTAAAGAGCTTTACATGGAGCCTCGATGGTATGCAACCAGAAACTGTAGATAATAACATTTCTGCTAATTTGACATTTTACTTTCAGAGTGTACAGGATCTATTCCAGGGCTCCATGGCCGCCGGGCGCAGTAAACCAAGTCCCCTTGACCTATTAATATCACCCCCATCGTTTAAGAAAATTCGGGATGAGGCAGGATGCGATCCCCGGGATGCTAATGCCAACAGTGCTACAAACGTTGATGATATTAAATCCCAGTTTTCGCAAGGTACACATGCTGGAGAAACCTACCGCATAAAAGTGGTTGCCGGGTGGTCGACCCCGCCTAATCTAGAGGATCTTTTGGCTCCGGATAGTGGCATCGAGCTTAAGGACATTCAAAAATTACGTAGGGCTTTACGCTCGACACGTATTTCATTGTTTTTACAACAGACGCGTCATAATCTGCAGTTTAAGCAGGATGGGTCAATAGAACTTTCAATCGAGTATCAAGCAGCGTTGACTGGAATCTTGGTATCCCCCCAGGCAGATATCTTGGGTGGACATGGTGCCCGCCTGAAACGTTGGAATAAGAATTGGGAGTGTATGAGGCCGAAAGAAAAAAAAGAACTCTTAGCAGAGAAGAAAAAGATTGAAAACGAGGATAGGCTAAAAAAGTATAAGAGATTTTTAAACCCCCTCTATGGAAGAAATGATCATGGGCAGCCTATACCTGGATTTATAAAGATGCAAACCCTTGAGGTCAACCCTGCGGAGCTTATGCTGGAACGCCTAGGAGAGATAGACGACGAAAAGCGCCGAGCTGCTGAAGCCAGACGTAAAATGTCAGCTAGCACAGCTGAAAGAGGATATAGATTATTGGATCCTAAAGAAACTCTTACACCCAATCAAAGTAAACCAGGTGCTCAAGGCAAGGATATGCTTCAGTTTGTAAACGAGTCTATTAATACAGGGGAGCCTATTGACACAGAGGCTATGGATAGCAGTTTTGATTCAAGTTGGATGCAGCATGGAGAAGGCGCCCTAGGGCACGAAAATATTTATATTCCTTTTTTCTATTTGGGCGATTTGATTGATTCCATCCTGGGGCGAAATCAGAGCATCTTTGACCCTGATGGTGATGGGGTGCTAGATTATATGACGTTCTTTGGGGAGATTGATATTATCAATCCTCTGTTGCTATTCCAGGCTTCAAACCCGCGGCAGTTAGCTGCAGCAGATAATATCAATGAAGCGGCTCTCATACAAGATCTCAGCGACGCGGGCTATGACTTTACTTGGGATGGTAATGGTGCAATCAAGAGGCGTATTAATATCGGTAGTATTCCAATATCACTAGATGTTTTCAATGTATGGTTTAAGGATAACGTGGTCAAACCAGGCAAGGATACATATTTTTTGATACGATTTTTAAAAGATATATGCGGAATGATTTCGGAGGCTCTGGGTAAGACGTGCTTCGGTAATCGTGCCTACAATAAAACTCGATTTGACACATCTATAGTCAGCTTCAGCAACACAGCTAGGACTTTAAAACCTGGTGAGACCGCCGCGGTAATTGATCTAGCTAGAGCAAAAGGCAACCTAGATGATACCGGCGATATAGCGCCGACCGATTCGGCTGATAAAAATAAATATAGTATACTTCAGGGGCTGGTGTTATACAGCACTGATGCAAAACCAAAGAGTAGGTCTGGCGATTTCGGACAAGACATTCGTGATGGTATATATCATAATTATTTGGGTTCTTCGACTGGTCTTGTTAAAAGCATAAATTTCAGTCGTATAGAACAGCAGTATCTCCGCGAATCAAAAATTCAAAAAGAAGGCAGCCTAGGCGCCGCTCAATTAAGAGAACTTTACAGTGCCAATCTAGAATTAGTGGGGAACACCTTATTTAAGAATGGTCAATATATTTATATTTGGCCAACTGCCATTAATACAGACGAAAGAGTGGCGACTTTATTGGGCTTGGGGGGATATTTTATGATAAAAAGTGTGAAGCATGTAATATCCCCGAGCGGCTATACTGTATCGGTCTCCGCACTTCAAGAAGGACTCAGAAAGATGGGCGGACGCACAGCAGATGTGGTGGCGATCCGCGGCGTGACTCGACTGGACGCGCCGCATGTTAATCCCATGCTTCTGTCGATGCTGTATGGCGCCGGCGACGACGACGACAGCGCCGACGATGAGGTCAACATACACAGCTCGCAAGAAGAAATAAACCAATCTTTAGGCGAGGCAAAAACGGAAGAACTGCTCGCGGAAGGGGTAGACCTCGCGACAGCGACGGAGGAAGGGAACAGATATAACGACAAGCAGCGCGCCGATGCTGCCATGGCAGGACGATTTCCATAGCTATGACCGACACTTTCAACTATCCAATAGCCGATTTAACAAACCCACGAGGGCGCAACTCTATGTCCTCGAAGGCACTCTTTTATCAGCGATCTTTATATAAAGAAAAAATATATCCTTCTACCTTCCCGCCACCCCTCGATGTATGGTATAATAAACTGTTATATGGGCGCATTGACCAATTCCAGAATTCTATTTTGCCGGGAACTGAAAATTTGAAATCAATACCATCTTCTGCTGGTGTGCGTGTTTCTGCGCTGAATGTTGCCGTCGTCGCATTTGAGAAGTTCGTGCGACATATGGCCAAAGCTAACACTGTCGGCGCCGTTGTGCGTACAGGAAATCCACGGTTGCTTGAAATGAAAGCGTATAAAGGATTTGACTCTCCGGACTCACGCTACGCAACGTTTGCACAGAGTTTATGTAATGCATTTGTTCGATCCCTCAAAGGGAAGATAGCCTCCGAGATTAAAGACTTCCCCACATTTTTGAAGGCATACCGGAACTACCTATTAACAGTTGCCACAATGACACCAATTACTAAAACGAATTATTTATTATCAAGCAAGACGAGCATCTTTACATCAGGCATCAGCATTTCAATTTCTGGAGATGATGCAAGTGATGATAGAGAGAAGTATGAAAAATTCATAAGCGATCCCAACTTCGAGTTTTATAGAAGGTGTGCGAAAAAGTATGGATTTACAGTCAATAAAGATATGCCGTGGGTTTTAACAGCCGATTTATTTTCAAGCGCTTTTATGGATACGGGATTAAAGAATATAATGTTAAGTGACGGAACTGCTATTACCAAAGACACATTCTTTAGCACTTTTTATAACAAAACACACTTGACAGATTTTAATGATTTGATTAATATATTAGTTAATTCTTATTTAAAGCTTTTAAAGATGTCTCCACGTTATGAAGATGACGCATTCGGAATCCGCGGGATGGCATTACCGGATACGCCGATTGAACTAATTAACAGCACCTGCCCAATCAAGACCGTCCCTCGCGCGCCCCTTGGCGCCACAGCACAACAGGTTATCGACGGCACAGCCCCGGCAGATACGTTGCCCACCAGGATGCTAATCGACTTGTACGTCGATCTGCGCCAAACTGAGGTTAACGCCCCATTGGCACCCCCCAAGCTCAAGAGTGTAAAGATGACAGCATATGAGGTATACTCTGTGAGACCGAATCAGACACTGTCGCCCCTCCAGAATGTAGCAGATTACGTGAATACAGTCTTTCGCGATTATATCTACGATTACGGCGCCATGGATCTCCAGTTCAAAAACGGAGTTAATTTTGCACTTGACAATCGCACCCTAGGTGATACAATACTAGTAGAAAATGCTAGCTTACGCCAGCTCTACTAGGAGACATCTTGTTATTCCAGCTTTTAGACAACAAGAGAGATTGCATCGGATTTTATTCCGCCAACATTATTAACCCAACCCCAATTCTTCCTTCGGAGGGGAGCACTTGGGAATATTCCTCGCATCTCCCGGGAAGTCATTACGAGTTAGGACGCATTTACAGCCACGGAGCGGCTCTCACAGACGTTTGCCCGGAGGAGATGAAGGAGGAGTGGTCCCGCATCAAGAAAACGCTTAGAGCGTGTCTCAAGTCCTTTAACACGGCACACCTTTCGTTGGCGGATAATTGTTTTTATGATGTATTGCCCGAATACTTCCTTTATGAGTATCTTGCGGCCAAGAATAAGATCACCAAACACGTTTTAGAGACCCACCCCAGACCAGAGAACTATGAGTTTATGTACAACCTCGTGGAAATGCTCTCTAGCATCCGTTCACAGACCGTTAGCATCGACGTTGGTCCAATTAAGCATCTTTTGAGTAGTGTCCGCGGTCAGAACTTTCACCGCACATTGCAAACCGTCAAGAACGTCTTTGACTATAACCCATGGGGGACAATTACCGGTCGCCTATCGACAAATCCAAACACCCTCCCGATTCTCACGATGAACAAAGAGTTTAGGGCTTGCATTGAGCCAAAGAACGACTACCTTATTGAACTTGATTTCAACGCGGCAGAGTTGAGGGTGCTCCTGGCACTAACGGGTGCTGAGCAACCTAAGAACGACATCCATAATTGGAATGTCAAGAACGTTTTCGATGGTGAACTCAGCCGCGAAGAAGCCAAAGTGAAAACCTTCGCTTGGTTGTATTCTAGCAATAAAAACAAGGACTTAGAGCACCTCTACAACAAGGATTTAGTGCGAAATAAATACTGGGATGGCTGTAAAATTAAGACAGATTATGGTAGAATAATAGAGAATGTAGACGAGCATCATGCTCTCAACTA